AACGCCTTGCGGGAACCGCTGAACTTCAAGTCGGTGACGGCAATACGGAAGCCCCTGTCGGCACAACTATTGCGTTGATTGAACAAGCAACAAAAGTTCTTTCCGCAGTTCACAAACGGATGCATCAAGCGCAAGGGCGCGAGTTTCAACTTCTTAAAGACTTGTTTAAAGAAGACCCTACAAGCTTTTGGAAAGACAACAAATTTCCCGCGCACACTTGGACGGAAGAAACTCTTGCGGCTGCGTTGGAAAACGTTAATTTTGTCCCACTTGCTGACCCAAACACTCCTTCACAGTCCGCCCGCATTCAAAAAGCAATGGCGTTGAAGCAAATGCAAACGGCTAACCCCGGAATGTATGATGCTAAAGCAATTGATATGCGCATATTAAATATGCTGGGAATTGAAGATGCGGAATCGTTGTTTGCGCAGCCAGCACCTCCCGCGCCTGATCCACGCATGATTACTGCGCAAGCTAGGATGGTTGACGCGCAAGCTAAACAAGAAGAAGTCAAAGTACGGGCGGTCGATGCTATGGCTGACGCCCAGAACCGTACGGCGGATCGTGAAAGCAAAGAGCGTATTGCAACGCTGCAACTGGCTCGTGAAATTGCAGTTCATCCAGAGAGTGCTTCGACGGCTGAACATTTCCTTGGTACTGGTCATATGCCGCAACAGCAGTGATTTGATACTATTAAGATTTTGTTATATGCTGCTTGAATGCAGCCGGAGATGGTCAGATGTCGGAACACAAAAAAGAAGCTAAATCCGCTTACGCGAGCAAAATGAAGCGCATGGGCTTGAACGATAAGGCAAAAGGGTCGGAGTTTAACGACCATTCGCCTTATGATGGCGTTCCTTTCCTTGACAGCGGCAACGCTGGCGCAATGCCGAAGACTCGTTCACGGTTTAAACGCGGCGGCAAAGTTCAGCAAGTTGAAGCTGAAGGTGCAAAATCACACAAAAACCTTGGGCATCGCCCCCGCAAGGCAATGGCGGGTCCAATAGCAGGGCCGGGCGCTTTTGGCGGAATGGGCAACTTTGACCCTGCCAAAAAACAAATGCCTCGCCCGGGTGCTTCTGCTGTCACACCAAATATGCCAAAGCCTCCCATGCCTCCTCAGCGGCCCCCAATGGGTGGTCCCGTTCCATCTCAGCAAAAAAAGAACCCTATGGATCAGGGTATGTCCGCTGATGAGGGTGAAAACCCTATGGCAATGCGTAAAAGTGGTGGGCGCACTAAAGGCATGCACCATTCCGATTGCGTATGCAAAGCGTGTGGTGGCGGGATGTCTTATGCTGCTGGCGGAGTGCCAATGGGTGACCCCGCGCAACGCAAACGTGTTGTTGCGGCTCTTGCAATGCGCAAGAAACGTGCGGGTCTTCCTGTTGGCCCCGCCGCTCCTAGGGGTCCATCCGCCCAAATGTCTAACATGGGCGTTGTGCCTATGATGGGTAACCGCAAAAGCGGTGGAAAAGTAAGCCACCAAGAGTGGGAACACAGCAAAGAAGATTTGCGCGAAGACAAAAAACTTGCGAAGAAGCACGGCATGTCAATGGACAAGTGGGAAAAATCTGACTTGGACGCAAAACATGACCGTCAGCAGTCTACTAAAGGAATGATGCACGGCGGAAAACCGCACAAATTGGGTGGGGGTTCATTGTCCCGCTACATTCAAGCGGCAAACACTGACCGTGGCACTTCCGCCCGTCGGCAGGGCATTGATATCGCTCGCGAATCTATGGGCAAAGAAGCTATGTTCCCCGGTGCGGATAAACGTTCCGCAAAACGCGCTATGGGCATTGATCTTGCCGCCCGCAAACTTGGTAAAATGGGTGGTATTGGCGCTCCTGCTGATACTGGTCGTGAACCTCGTTATCCCGGCATGCCTGAGAACGAACCACCAATGAAACGTGGCGGTCGTACAAACAAAGCTGAAGGTGGTGGAATGCGTTCTGAACGCACCCAATACGAAAAAGCCCGCCGCAACAGCGTTGATGAAGGCATGAACTACCGTTCTGACAGCTCCCACAATGAAGATTCATTGCGTAAAGCTGTACGCGGTTACGAAGATGCGTCTAAAGAAACTGGCTATTCCAACCTGAAGCAAGGCGGGCGTACCAAACGCGCATCAGGCGGTCGCGCTAAGAAAAGCAACACCACCATCAACATTATGTTGGACCCAACGGCTATGGGCGCACAAGGCCCGCAGGGCGGTATGCCTCCTATGCCCCCGCCAATGCCGCCTAATGTTGGTATGCCCCCTATGCCTCCGGGCGGCGCTCCGGGTGGCCCACCTCCCGGTGGGTTGCCTCCTGCTGGCGCTGGTCCGGGTCTTGGCGCTATGGGCGCAATGCAAGCTCCGGGAATGGGTCCGCTTGCTCCTCCAGTTCCCCCAATGCGGGCGGACGGGGGGCGCATTAATAGGGACTACGGCGGACAAATTACTCCGCCTATGTCTCCTATGGGGATGCCCCCTATGGGCATGCCTAACCAACCAATGGGAATGCCCAACCAGCCAATGGCTCAGGGTTTCCAGAACTACCCTATGGGGCAACAGCCAATGGCCCCCATGCGGGCGGATGGCGGACGTATTCAAGCGGGTTTTCCTCGCTATCAGGAAGATAAATATGGCTCTGGGTCCGGCTTAGGCCGCTTGGAAAAACCGAAATGGCCCCTACCTAACTAAGGAGTAACATGAACCATCTTGATTTAGTTTTCTTTCGTAAGCTACGCGAGAAAATTGAAGAGGAACGCCAAACACGGATGCAATTTTTAGCAAACGGCGCGGCTAATTCCTTTGATGAATACAAAAATGGCGTTGGATATATACGCAGTCTATCCGACGTTCTTATCTGGGCAAAAGAGGTCAACGATCAGTTGACTGGCAGCAATTAAAAACGCGAGATGAGGTTTAAATGTCTAATCTAAAAATGCTACACGAGGCAGACCCTCGTGATGAGCTAATTAAATCTGTTGGCGACCTGAGCAAGGTTAAAATATTTAACAACCATATTCTTTGCGCCGTGTACAAACGGCCTGAGAAAACCAAGTCCGGCCTTTATCTTACGGATAATACCCGTAAAGAAGATGAATATCAGGGTAAAGTTGCTGTTGTTTTGAAAAAAGGCCCGTTTGCTTTTCAAGATGACGCCCAAACTTCTTTCAATGGACAAGATGTTGCAGAAGGCGACTGGGTTGTGTTCCGTGTTTCTGATGGATGGCAAGTTACAGTCAATGGCGTTCTTTGCCGGATGCTACAAGACATCCAAATCCGCATGACCATTGACTCACCTGATGTGGTGTTCTGATGGAAAACACAGATTTTGATTCAAAAGAAGTTGTCGTTCTTGTTAACGAAACCCGTATTCCAAACAACGATATTTTTGGTGAGTCAGAAATTGACTCCCCAATCAAACCAGAAATTGTAACAGCGCCTGTTGTTGAAGAACGCAGTGAAGCGGTAGAACTGTTGCAACGGCAGCTTGAAGAGAAAAAACGTGAAGCTGATGAAGCCAAACGTATGCGGTTTCAAGCTGAACAGTACGCACGGGGCAAAGATGAAGAAGTTCATAAACTTGCTGTCCATGCGCAAGATAGCCAGCACACTGCATTTATCAACGCAATTGCATCATTTGAACGTGATGCTGAAATGTTGGAAAATGAATACGCTGCGAGGTTGGCAAACGGTGACTATCAAGCTGTTGCTAAAATTCAACGGCAAATGTCGCAAGTTGAAAATCGTCTTTCTCAGCTAAACCAAGGGAAAGAAGCTGTTGAAGAACAATTGGCGGTAGCAAAATCAACCCCGCGGCCTCAGCCTCAGCAACAATTTTTTCGCCCGCCATCTAACCCTGTCCAAGATAGCCTTAGCAAGCTAACTCCGGCATCACGGGCGTGGGTTCAAAACCACCCAGAAGTAATTTCTGACCCTGAATACAACGCTCGCATGACCGCGGCGCACCATTCAGCAATGAAAAACAATATTACTCCTGATTCCGCAGAATATTTTTCTCATTTGGACAACCAAATGGGGTATGGGCGGCGTCAACAGCCTCAGCGCCAACAAAAAGTAATGACTGCCGCCCCTGTTTCACGCGGAGGAAGCGCGAATTACCAGTCTGGTGGTCAAGTTGCTATCACTTTAACGCCGGAACAACGCGCTTATGCTAGTGAAGTGCTGGATATTTCGGATGAAGAGTACGCAAAAGGCCTTTTATACTACGCTAACAAAGGGCAGTTGTCGCTATGACGCAAGAATTGAAACGTAGCCCCGGTCGCCCCCCTAAAAACACGATGGTGGAAGAAATGATTGAACCTGAAGCACTTAAATCCGCTCCTATTACCCGTGGTATGCGCGAAGCATCCATTCGGTCGGAAGAAATCAAGCGCAGGATGCGCGAAGAAGAGTCAAATTATGAATTTCACGATGATTTTCATATTGATCAGCGCCTTATCCCGGAAGGCTGGGACTATAACTGGAAGCGTAAAGTTACTGCGGGCATGTCTGACCCCGCGTATGAAGTAGAACTAGCCCAGAGCGGCTGGGAACCAGTAGAATCAAGCCGTCATCCACACATGATGCCGGGTGGTCACGTTGGCCCTGTTGAAAGGCGTGGTATGATCTTGATGGAACGTCCTAAAGAAATCTCCGACATGGCAAAACAGCGCGAACTGGTTAACGCTCGTGAAGCTGTCGCCGCAAAAGAACGTGCTTTGGGCATGACGCCATCAGGTACTCTGGAACGTGATCGCAATCGCACCACGCTTAATAAACAATACGTCCCAATGGAAATTCCGCGGGGCTGATATAAGGGGGAGCAATCCCCCTTTTTGCTATTGCGTCATCTATTCTTTGATGATAGCTTCCATCTTAACCGCCGTTACGCGCCGTAGCGGGTTTTTGTTCTAGCTTGTACTTAGACGCGCCGTCTGGGGAGGGGCTAACCGAACAGGAGCAACCTATGGCGAACACATTCGCGCCTTTTGGTTTCCAGCTAGCTGGTTTTCTGGACGGGCGCACTGGTTCCCTTGGTCAACAGGTACGCCTGATTGCCAATGCTGACACCACTGCCGTCTATTCCGGCGACCCAGTCACTTCGCTTTCCACGGGTTATGTAACCCGTTCGACTGCCGGAACTACACAAATTTCCGGTATTTTTATTGGCTGCACTTACCTTAACACCTCCCTTGGTCGTACCGTTTGGTCGCCATCGTGGCCCGGTTCTGGTGCAACTGGCGACGTCACTGCGTATGTAGTTTCTGACCCACAGGCAACCTTTAAGGTTCAGTCTGGTGGTTCGACAACTACCGCAATTGGCCTTGCTGACACAAACGCAAACATCAATTTTGCGCTTGGCACTGGTAACGCAACCACTGGTCAGTCTGGTGCTTATGTGGATCAGACCACAATCAACCCATCAACGACCACCCTTCCGTTCCGCATCATTAGTCTTATCAGCGCACCTCCGGGCGCGCCGGGAACTGACACGACGGCTCCTTACAACACTGTATTGGTCTCGTTCAACTTCCAAGACTTCCGCGTAACGACTGGTACATAAGGAGTAAGGTACAATGGCTGTCAATCTTAGTCAGATTCGTGACCTTCTCCTCCCCGGTCTCCGTGGCGTTGAAGGTAAATATTCGCAGATTCCATCCCAGTACGACAAAGTCTTTGAACTGACCAAGTCAAACATGGCTCTGGAACGTACCGCTGACATGCGTTATCTGGGTCTCGCCCAGTTGAAGACTGAAGGTGGTAACACCCAGTTTGATAACGCGGCTGGCGAACGCTTTGTCTACAATCAGGAACACAATGAAATTGGTCTTGGCTACGCCATTACCCGTAAAGCCATTGATGACAACCTGTACAAGGCACAGTTTAAACCAACCAACCTTGGCCTGATTGAATCTTTCCATCAGACTAAAGAAATCTATTCGGCAAACGTGTTTAACACTGCAACCACCTACAACGCCTCAGTTGGCGGTGACGGTGTCGCGCTCTGCTCCACCTCGCATCCTATCGATGGTGGCACGATTGCTAACAAGCCTACCGTCGATGTTGATTTGAACGAATCGACCTTGCTTAACGCAATGGTTGCTATCCGTCAGAACTTCCGCGATATTGCTGGCAATAAGATTTTTGCCCGTGGTCGTAAGCTTATCATCCCGCCTTCACTGGAACCAGTTGCTATTCGTTTGACGAAGACTCAGTTGCGTCCCGGTACTGCGGACAATGACACGAACGCGATTCTTATGACGGCTGGTGGTCTGTCCGAAAGCTATATGGTCATGGATTTCTTGACCAGTAACTACGCTTGGTTCCTCCTGACCAACATCAAAGGTCTGGTGTATATGGAACGCATTCCATTCGAAATGGATATGCAAGTCGATTTTACAACGGATAATCTGTTGGTAAAAGGCTATGAGCGTTATTCGGTGGGCTATTACAACTGGCGTTCGATTTACGGTTCGTTCCCAACCTCGTAAGGAGTTAGCCCATGTCTATCACAGCAAACTCCGGCCCCTACGTCTCCTTTGGTCAATCGCCTTACGGCCTTGACTATAACCCTGACCTTGGCCCATCGCTCTTCTGGGGCGGTGTGGCTCGCTTGGACCCTCGCACTAACTTCACCTATTTGCCCGGACAAGCGTCCGCGTCATTGACGGCGGGTTTTGCGACTTCAGATACCATGACGATTAACTATGCTCCTTACGCAAAAGGCACGGCTGCAATTGCAGCCGCTGCCAACGTTGTAAGCGGCACTGCTATGACTTTGGTATCGACCAACAGCACGACCACTGGCGTTTCGGTAAGTGCGTCTTGCACTAACCAAAGCACTGGTCAGACTGTTACGGGTCTTCTGCTTCTTGACGGCTACGCTTCGTTTACGGGCGTTGTCGCTTCTAACGTTTTGACTGTCTCCTCCCTTACGGGAACCGTGACTGTTGGAATGACTTTGGCGGGTACTGGCGTTGCTACTGGCACACTTGTAACTGCACAGCTCACTGGCCCCGCTGGTGGCGCTGGCACTTACAGTGTTACAGGTAACGCTACTGTGGGTTCCGCAACGATTACGGGTCAGATGACTGGAACTGCTGCTCTTTTGCAGCCGTTTGGTCAGACACCTTCAATCTATCTTTGGAACCCACAGGCTCTGGTCGCTCGCGCAGTCAGCGTTACAGGTTCTGCATCTGCAACTGGTGGCAATATTACCATCGCTGGTTATGACATTTATGGCATGCCAATGAGTGAAGTGATTGCTGCCCCTGCTAGTGCAACAACCGTCAATGGTAAGAAAGCGTTTAAGTATATTGCGTCGGTAACCCCGGCGTTCACTGACGCGCACAACTACTCCATTGACACTACGGACATCATTGGCCTTCCGCTTCGTTCTGATTTCTTTGGTGATGTAGCGATTAACTACAACGCCACTGGTATCACTGCTAGCACTGGCTATGTTGCCGCTGTAACAACCAGCCCAGCTACTACAACCACAGGTGACGTTCGCGGCACTTATGCCTTGCAGTCTGCTGCTGACGGTTCAAAGCGTCTGATGGTTCGTCAATTTGTTCTCGCCGCCAATATGGGTTCGATTCCGGGCCTGTTTGGCGTAACACAAGCATAAGGGTATAGGCCATGAAGGGTAAATCCGGTTCAGGCATGAACAAAGGCGTTGCTTTCTCCGACGCCACACCAAGCATGGTTTATGCTGGTGAAGATTCAAATGTCGTGAAAGAAGCTAAAAAGTACAAGCGTGGCGGTAAAATTGGCATGAAGCATGTAGATGCTCATGGCTCTGCTGCTAAGTCTCGTTTGGATCGTCCCGGTCGTAAGAGCGGCGGTCGCACAATGAGTCCTTTCTCCGAAGCACACAACGTAAAGTCCCCAGCGGGACGTATGGTTGAATCGGGCGAATCGTAAGCCGTTATCACAAGCATGATGCGGCGGACAGCAGCAACCCCATGCTTGCTTGTCGCGCACTAACAAGTAGGGGGCTTTGCGCCCCCTTCTTTTTTGACGAGGGTGACATGGCGACATCTCCTGCGTGGCAACGTTCTGAAGGTAAGTCACCTAGTGGTGGACTTAACGAACGGGGTCGTGCATCATACCACCATGAAACTGGGGGTACTTTAAAAGCCCCAACCAAAGATACGGGTAACTCGCGGCATCAATCGTTCTGTGCGCGGATGGAAGGCATGCGTTCTAAAATGACCAACCACAAGAACGCGCACGATCCTGAAAGCCGGGTTAATAAAGCATTACGGAAATGGGGCTGCTAATGGCAAAAGAACCTTTTTGGGAACACCCACAAGAGAAAAATGCGCATACCAAGCATTTAACAGAAAAACAGAAGATGACGGCAAAAGCACATGCGCGGGCGGCTGGTAGGCCTTACCCTAATTTGGTAGATAATGCCGCAGTAGCTCGCAAGAAAGGCAAATAACATGCGTTTTGTAGTAATCAATTGTGGCCCGTACGCCACTCCCAGCGCGACAAACATCCGCACCGCTTCTTCAATTGGCGCAGCGGGAGCTGTAACCCTTAATGGGTCTTTGGTTGCTAGTGGTGTTGCTACTTTGGACCAGCCCCGCCGCGTATTGTTTACATCCGCTGGCAACGATAACGGTATTACTTTTACCATAGTCGGAACAGATTGGAACGGTGCATATGCTACTGAAGTGCTTACTGGGGCAAATGCCACCACTACATACACCGTTTACGATTATAAAACGGTTACCTCCATTGTTGCATCAGGTGCATCCGCAGGAAGTGTAAGCATTGGAACCAACGCAATTGCTTCTAGCCGCCCTGTTTTCCTTGATTGGTTCGCGGATAGCAGCACATACATCCAAACTGACACGGGCGGCTCTTCCGCAATTACATATACAATTCAACTTTCTGGCGACAACCCTAATGACCCAGTATCTGGAAGCGGAAACACTGGGTATACTAGCGCACGTTGGGTTAACTCTGGCACTGCTGCATTAGTTAATGCTACTAGCGCACAAAATGCCAACCAAGCTGGTATTCCAACTATGATTCGGGCGTACATAAGCAATGCAGGGTCAAACACTAGTGCGTCAGTTCATGTAAACTTTAACCAATCTGGCATGGTTTCATACTAATAAGTAGGGTTTTATGACAACCAGTGGGACGTATGATTTTAATCCAAGTCTAGGCGAGATAGTTTTGAACGCATTTGCGCGTTGCGGGATTCGCCGCACTGCGCTTGTGCAAGAACACTTGCAAGATGCGCGGTTTGAAACAAACTTTATGCTTTCCGATTGGGCAAACAAAGGCGTAAACCTTTGGAAAGTTGATAAAGTTACAACGGCGCTGACGGTAGGCACTACTACATACCCCGCTGGTACTGACGCTACCGATTCTAAGCGCACGGTAATGGTTTTAGACGCTTATATCCGCACATCTAGTGGCGACTCGCAATATGATCGCGTGATTATGCCTATTTCCCGCACGGAATATAGCGCAACACCAAATAAACTGCTTGAAGCGCCCCCTACAGTGTTTTGGTTTGACCGTTTAATCAGTCCAACCATTACTTTATGGCCTGTTCCTAACCAAGAAGGGCTTATTCTGGAATACTATCGGGTCACTCAGGTGCAGGATGCAAATTATGTCAACGGACAAACAGTGGACATCCCTTACCGCTGGTTGGACGCGGCTGCTGCTGGGTTGGCAGCTAGGCTTGCCGTCATTTATGCGCCGGATCGCGCCCCAATTTTAGACCCAAAGGCTATGATGGCGTACCAAACTGCTGCTGGGCAGGATGTTGAAAACGTTCCGCTATATATAATGCCGGGTCTCTCATCCTATTACAGGATGTAGCAGCATGGCGTACAGGTCTCATGGTCGCGCACAAGTAAATACTACTTCACCAAGGGCTTTTGCCCGGTGCGACCGCTGTGGGTTCATCTACAACCATGCTGATTTGAAGTTCCAATTTGATTTCCGTGGCCCTCAGTTGCAGAACTTGCGCATTCTTGTGTGCAAACCATGCACAGATAACCCACAGCCACAGTTAAAACCAATTATCCTGACGCAAGACCCCATGCCCGTGATGAATGCGCGTCCGGAAGACTACTATTATGCTAATACACAGGGTCTTTCTACGGTTGAACCGCCATTGACGGACCCCAATACGGGCATTTCTGTGCCGCAAGGCAGCACAATTGTAACGATGCAAGGTGATCTTGTTACGGGGCAACCAATTGGCGCTCCCGTTGGGCTTGATCCTAACGCTGTTATGCCTTTGGTTGGTACGAAAGCATACAACGTCGTAATTCCTATCTTGTCTATCGTCGCGGATGGCACAACAACCATAACAGTAACGACTCGTGGCGTTCACAACCTAGTGACAAACGATCAAGTTAGCGTAGAAGATTTAGTTAACACCAATGCGTCTGGGATGTTTTCAATAACAACCAGCAACCCTATTATCTTTACCTATCAGGTTGTAAATCCTGTGCCTTCTGCTAGTTTGTTGACATCGAACACACGGGTTGCGACCGCTCTTGTCGGTTTGCCGACGGGTTATACGCAAATACCGCAAGTAGGGACCGCGTAATGTCTAATACAAACATCTTAAACCTCCCTACTGCCGCATCTCTTTCAGGAACCGCCTATATTCCCGCTGTTCAGGGCGGCGTTACCGTTCGTATTACCCCTGATCAGATCAACAATTTGGTTGCTGCTGCGGGAACTATTACGCAAATTGACACGACTGGCCCAATCGTTGGTGGCCCAATTACTTCTTCCGGCACTATTAGCCTTCAATCAGGCGGCGTAACTAACGCCTACCTTGCTAATATGGCAAACGGGACAATAAAAGGTAATAATTCCGGATCAACTGGTGCGCCTTTGGACCTTACAGGTGCGCAAGCTTTGACATTGATGGGAGGTGCGCCTCTTGCATCTCCGACTTTTACTGGGGTTCCATCAGCGCCAACGCCATCTTCATCCGACAACAGCACAACGCTTGCTACTACCGCTTTTGTTAAGGCCCAATCCTACGGCACGGGTTCTGTTACGTCGATTACGGCGGGTGCGGGTCTGTCTGGCGGCACGATTACAACGTCCGGCACGATCTCTTTGCCTACAACCGGGGTAAGTGCGGGGTCTTATGGTACTGCTGGACAAGTTCCTGCTTTTACTGTTGATACCTATGGGCGTCTAACCGCTGCATCTAACGTAGCTATCACGCCAGCAGACATTGGCGCAGTGCCTATTACCCGCACAATTAACACAACCAATCTTGTAACGGGTGGTGGAACTCTTTCCAGCGACCTCACGATTACTCTCGCAAACATTACAAGTGGTTATATCGTCGGCAATTCGACTGCATCAGCAGCTTCTCCGACGGGAACGACACTTACGGCTCTGATTGACCGCGCAATTGGGACGACACAGGGGCAACTTCTGTATCGTGGTGCAAGCGCATGGACTGTTTTGAACCCGGGGACATCAGGGCAAGTTCTTTCAACAGGCGGAGCTGCCGCAAACCCATCGTGGACAACAGTTACTGGCACGGGGACTGTTACAAGCATTGATGTTTCCGGAGGTTCTACTGGTCTATCGTTCTCCGGTGGCCCTGTTACGACTTCTGGCACGATTACAATGTCAGGAACGCTTGGAACTGCTAACGGCGGCACAAATCTTACGAGTTTTACTTCCGGTGGCGCTGTTTATGCAACTTCAACCTCCGCGCTAACAACGGGAACGTTACCTGTAACAGCGGGCGGTACGGGCGGCACGACTTTTACATCGTACGGCGTTATCTTGGGCAATGGCGCAAGTGGGTTGCAAACAACCGCAGCGGGGGCAACTGGGCAATTTCTTCTTGGAAATACGGGTGCTGCCCCAAGTTGGTCGTCAACAATTCCTTCTTCTGCGGCTGTTACGTCATTTACCGCTGGAACCACGGGTTTAACGCCTAACACTGCAACAACTGGTGCTGTAACACTAAGTGGCACACTTGTTGTTGGGAATGGCGGCACGGGCGTATCAACGTTTGCTACTAATGGCGTTTTGTACGGCAACGGAACATCTGCTGTAGGAGTTACTGGCGCGGGAATTACTGGGCAAATCTTAGTTGGAAACACTGGTAGCGCACCTAGTTGGTCTTCAACGATCCCTGCAACTGCTGGTGTCACCACATTTTCAGGCGGTTCCACTGGTCTCACTCCAGCGTCCGCAACTTCCGGTGCTATATCGCTTGGCGGTTTGCTTGCAACAGGCTACGGCGGCACTGGTCTTACGACATTTACCGCTGCGAATAACGCAATTTACAGCACATCTGGGTCCGCATTGACGGCGGGGACGCTGCCCGTGCTTGCTGGCGGGACAGGTGTTACATCATTTACGGCTAATGGCGCGTTATATTCTGTTGCTGGAACCGCAATCGCATCTGGAACACTGCCTGTTGTATCCGGCGGTACTGGTGTTACGACTTCTACGGGGTCTGGTAGCGTTGTCCTTTCCACCTCCCCAACCCTTGTAACGCCTATTCTTGGTGCGGCATCTGCTACAAGCCTGACCCTTTCTACTGCTTTGACGGTTGCAAACGGAGGCTCCGGAGCCGCATCTTTTACTGCTAATGGTGTTTTGTATGGCGGTGGAACAAGTGCTTTTGGCGTTACTGCTGTAGGCACAACAGGTCAGGTGCTGGTTGGAAACACGGGTGCTGCCCCATCATGGGCAACGCTGACTAGTTCCGCCGTCACATCCATTACATTTGGTTCAATGGGCTTTACGCCATCGACAGCAACATCGGGTGCTGTAACAGTTGCGGGAACGCTTGCTACAGCGAATGGGGGGACGAACCTTACCTCCTTTACGTCAGGCGGGGCGGTATACGCAACGTCAGCGTCTGCTTTGACAACAGGAACGTTGCCAACTGCATCCGGCGGGACTAATTTGACGTCCTTTACATCCGGTGGAGCGGTATATGCAACATCTACATCCGTTTTGACAACAGGCACACTGCCGATTGCATCTGGCGGCACGGGCCTCACAAGCTTTGGCACGGGTGTACAGACGGCTCTTGGTCAAGCTGTTACCGGGTCTGGCGGTATTGTTCTTGCAACATCGCCGACATTGGTCACGCCTACGCTGGGCGTTGCTACAGCAACAAGCCTTCTTGCCCCAACAATCTACGGTGGGAACGGCGTTGGGTCTTCGTTGACTTTGCAATCAACGTCAGGCGTTGGTTCAACAGACAGCATCCTGATGAAAGTAGGCAATGCTGGGGCAACAACTGCACTTAGCATAGCAACGACGGGTATTGTTTCCCTTCCAACAACTGGCGCAATTGTTGTTCCTGTAGGGACGACTGGTCAACAGCCAACTGGCGCTACGGGCATGTTGCGGTTCAATTCCACCACGGTTGGATTTGAAGGTTATAATGGCTCGGTATGGGCGTCTGTTGGCGGCGGCGCTACGGGCGGTGGAACAGATCAAATTTTTTACCTTAACGGGCAGACAGTCACTACAAGTTATAGTATACCTAGTGCGCAGAACGCTGGTACATTTGGGCCTATTTCCGTCGACAGCGGTGCAACCGTAACTATTCCGTCGGGAAGTACATGGAGCATAGTCTAAGATGCCAATTAAATTAAACGGGTCGACATCCGGATATGCCCAAATTCAAGCTGGGGCGGTATCAGCGAACAACACTTTGACGCTGCCTGACGGCAATGCAACGCTTGTTGACACATCGTCCACGCAAACTTTGACCAACAAGACGCTAACCAGCCCATCAGTGTCAAACCCCACGTTTACGGGAACGGTTACTGCTGCTGCGATTACAGCGAGCGGCAACGTCACTGTCGGCGGCGACCTGATCCCATCCTCCTCGTTTCTCCGCAACCGCATCATCAACGGCAATATGTATGTTGCCCAGCGCGGCACATCGGCAACCGTCACAGCGGGGACAACTGTTCCAACAGCGTCAACTGGCTATCCATGTGTTGACCGCTGGTTTGTATATTCCACTGGCGCAAACGTA